AAAGCTTATAAATTCATCTTAATGGGAAAGCTAGCAGCAGATGAATTAATTATTAATGAATTCTGCATTAAACACTATAAAAAACCATTAAAAACTTTATGTCTAAAAATTATTTCTAATTCAAAATTTTATTATTCAGTTGATAGACAAGATATTATAATAAAAATTCCAGATAAGAAATTAAATAAGTTAGCTGAGTTAATTACTTTTGGAAATGGACAATTTATTGGAAGTAATATTCTAAAGCTTGCATATAGCGTATAAAAAGAAAGGAGAATTATATGGCTTGCCGTTACTATGATGATTTAATTGTTGCAAAATTACAACATTGGCTACCTGCGAATACTCCTTTACGTATTTTAAAGCCAGACGAATCAAAAAGATTATTTGAATTAACTGCAGATGATTTAAAAGATAACCCATTTAAATTACCAATTATTGCACTTTCACGCAGTAATGATATTGAGTTATTATCTACAATTAAATCACCAAAATCTTTTGATGGCTTAAAAATATTTAATGACTCCATACCAAAAGACGGTCGTGGCAATTATGAAGGTGTATATCAATTTAATGTATTACCTATTAAACTAAATTATCAAATTGATATTTATACTAAGACATATGAAGAAGCAGATGAATATGTTAGAAGTTATTTATTTAAGCTAATTAATAACCCAACAATTAAAATTGAAATACCATATAATAATTCAAAAATTGAACATATTGCTAATATTCGTGTATTAACCCCAATTTCTGATACAAGTAATATTAGTGAAAGAATATTTAGCGGACAATTTACCAGATTCACTATCCAATTAGAACTACAAGATGCATTCTTATTTAGTATTCCATATAGAATTAATTGACGTTTATATATTGGTACTGATGATCTTGGAAATGAATTAGATAGCTATTTAGAGCTTACTGATGATTTTAAACATCCAGGCGAGCTTGAGAAATTAGATATTTAATTAAATTATTTGCTAAATTAAATGATGAAATGAACAATTAATAAAAGAGGAGAATAATAGATATGCCAAAAATCGTTATTACTGAAAAAGATTTGACTAGCGCTGGTGTAGCTCCATATACAAATTTTGCTGTAGCTCTTCCTTGCTATGTAGCTCGTGAAAAAGAAGATGCTTTCTTAGCTGCTGCAGATGAAAATGGTGTTCTTGAACTATCTGATGCTGATGACTTCGAAAATCTTGTTGGTAAAGTTGCTATTAGTGAAGCTCCTGCAGAATTAGCAGTATCTCCAACTTGCACTTTTGGTCCATCACTTTTTGAAAATATTCCAGACGGAAAAACAGCTGAAGAACAATTCAATTATTATAAAAGATTTGATCATGCTAGTTTAAGACACGTTATTAATCAAAATGAAACAGATGAAGTTTATTTTGAATTCACAAAAATTTATTTATATCCAAATGAAGGATTAACTTTACATGCCATTAAGGCTGACGAATCAACAGAAATTACATTTACAGTTGCTGATGATAGTGTTGCTACTTATGCTAATAATATAGTTTCTGCCTTAACTCCAGGTGAAACAACTATTATTGGAACTTATGTTGATAGTCAAGAACAACAAAAAACTATTGTTTGTACAATTGTAGTAGAATCAAGACCAAGTTCTCCAGCAAAATTATATTATTGTTCTGCTAATACTAATGGTCAAGCTGGCTATTTAAAATCTACTCTTTATATCTTTAATCCAGTTGAAGAAGATACTGCATTTAGTGCAACAACTTTATATGCTCGCATTGAAGATGGCGACAACCAAGGCATAGATGCAATTGCTGGTGCACACTATGGTAATCAAATTGCTTATGAACTTATTAATATGGGTTATACTGTATTACTTAAGGGATTATCTCTCGATGAAAAACTTTCTACTCTTAATTCTTATTCTTGGTGGAAATGCTTAGAAGATAAATCAATTTATGATTTTAGATATATCATTAATGGTTTATTAACAGATGAAAGTGGCAATTATAAAACATCTTGTGATAATTTTATTTCTCAACTTGCTACAAAACGTGGTGATTGTACCGCATTAGTCGATATTAATGAATATAAATATCGTGGACTTGCACAAGATGGTGCTATTGAACCAGTTATTGCTGATGCAAATGCACATAATAATGCTGATAAATATACTGCAATTTTTGCTCCTTGTGTAACATTCAGTATGTCTGATGATGAAGAATACGGCAATAATAAAACATTCCCAGGATATTTCTATTATTTAGCTTGTGCTTCATATGCATCTGAAACATTTAATGAATGGTATGCTATTGCTGGTTATACACGTGGTATTTGTAAATATTCAATTGCTGCAGTCGGTTGTAAATTTGGTGAAGCTGCTATTCAAGAGCTTGAACCAAGAGTTAGCACAAATGGTTTAGGTAAATCTGTCAATTTAATTACTAAAGTTAAAAAGAGCTTCTACTTATGGGGCAATAGAACTGCAGAACCACTTGTTCAAGGTGATTTAACTAGTGGTGGTTTAAGAGCAAGTCACTTCTTAAATATTAGACAATTATGTTCTACTATTAAAAAAGATGTTTATGTTGCTTGTAGACGTATGACATTTGATCCAAATAGTGATTTATTATGGGTTAACTTCTGCAATGCTATTCGTCCAACTCTTGAAAAAATGAAGGGTGATCAAGGTGTTACAGATTATAGATTTGTAAAAGTTAAAGCAACTCGTAAAGGTATTTTAACAGCAAGAATTAAAATTATTCCAATTGAAGCTGTTGAAGATTTTGAAATCGAACTTCAATTAAGAGATAGTTTAGATCATAATGCAGCAGTCGATATTGATGAAATAGACTAATGATAAGGAGATACTAAAATATGTTTGATGAAGCATTGAATACTAGACACATTAGTAACGAATTACACAATTATGAATCTGCAAGAACTGGTTTCTTCGTATTAGTTGTTCATGACCTTGATAATTTATTACTCAGACCTGATTATACAGGTGAACCTGATGAAGCTCCTGAGAGCGCATATTTAAAGGCTCCTGAAGAAGGCTTAAGATTAAATGTTCTTAAAGCTCCTGTCCCACACTTTGGTGTTGGAACTGAACAATTCAGACGTGGTAATGATGTTGTTAAATTCGCAACAACTCCTACTTGAGATGATGGAACAATTCTTGTTGACGATATTGTTGGTCTTGATACAAAATCAATTTTAATGGCTTGGTTATATAAAGCATATAATCCACATACTCGTAAAGGTGGAAGAATGTCTGAATATAAAAAAGCTTGTGATTTAATTGAATATACACAAGACTACGAAGTAGTTAGAACTTGGCACTTACAAGGCGTATTCATTACAAAATTATCTGAAGATGAGTTTGACAGAGAAAATGATGGAAAACGTAAAATTACTGCTGATTTCTCATATGATAGAGCAACAGTAGAATTACCAGATGGTGCTGACATTATCTAATTAAAAACATAAGATTCTACAACTAAATAAAAAGAGCTTAAGCTCTTTTTATTTTTATTAATTTTAAAATAGATTTATTAAATCTATTTTGTTTTATATGCTAAATTATTTAGAAAACCATTTGAAAGGATGATAAAAATGGGCAGAAAGAAAGTAGACAGAAGTGATAAAATTATGGAGACGTTTGAGACTACTAGACCTCTTAAGGCACGTTTAGAAGCTCAAGCTGAAAAGAGACATATGACTGTCTCAGCTTTAATTCGAGAAATTCTTGAAAAACATTTTGAAGACCGTAATTAGAAAGGATATATTATTATGGCAGAAGAAGAAAGACAAACAAATTATACTATTGGCGAAGGTATGGAGTTACCTTCAAAAGGCTTAATTTATGATAAGCCAGTAAGTGCTCATGTTGAATTAAGAAGTATGACTGCAAGAGATGAAATGAAACGTTTATCTCCATCTACAACTCAATTTAAGACATTAGCCGATATTATTGAAGGCTGTATGATTGAAAAGCCTGCAATCCATGTTTATGATATGGCTTTAGGTGACTATGAATATTTATTACACCGTTTAAGAATTATCACCTATGGAGATGAATATCTTATGACATTAAGATGCCCATTCTGTGGAGAACAATTTGAAACCGCCGCTCATTTAGAAGACTTAACAGTAAAAGACTTTGAGCTATCTAAATTTGAAGAATTACGTACTATTGTATTACCAAAGAGTGGCAATACCGTTACATTAAAATTCCAAACACCAAGAATGCTTGATGAAATGGAATTAAAGACAAAAGAATTGAGACGTAAATTTAAAACAGCTGAGATCAATTTTGAATTATTCACACTCTTAACTTCTGTTATCGATACTGTTGATGGTAATAAATTAGATTCAGTTAAACTCGATGCCTTTATAAATAAGCTACCTGCTGCTGATATGCTAAAAATTATTAATAGTGTTGATGCTTTAAATAGCTTAATAGGACTTGATAATGAATTAATTGTGGATTGCACAAGATGCGGAGGAGAGGTACATACATCCTTTCGCTTCGGGGCCGAATTTTTTAGACCCTCAAACATCTAAAGATGGTTCACCATATGGTCCAAAAAGATACAAAGAAATTGTAAAAGAATGTTGATATATTAGTGATAACACTAATACAAGTTATACTGATGTATTAGACTTAAGCTTCCAAGAAAGATTTTATTTAATACAATATATTAATGAAAAACAAGAAGCTACAAAAAAACGAATGGAGGAGTTATCTCTAAAAAATAAACAACAAAAATAAGTTGAGGTAAATAACTATGGCACTAGATTCTCTTAAAAATGAATATGACCTTCTAAACAAAATGTTTACGGTCACTAATGACTTAGCCACTCTTACAAAGAAAGCTGAGAGTGATGTTTTTGCTTTTAGAATGTCAAACTTAGAGCGTCTAAAATTAGCTGAACGTGATCGTATATCCTATGCTGAGAAATTAAGATTAGACTCAGAACAAAAGATAAACGAAGAGCTTATTAAAGAGGGCTTTAAAGCTGAAACAATTTTACATCAACAAAAACTTGCGCACTTAGAAGAATTATTAGCAAAATCTAAGCCAGGTACTAAAAAAGCAGCTGAGCTGCAAAGACAATTAGACCAAGAAAAAGACTGAAGAACTAAAAATATTGCAGAGGTTACTGCATTAGAAACAGCTCAGAATAAAAAACGTACTAAAGAAAATGAAAAATTCTGAAAAAATGCAGC